GGTAATATCACTTGAAAATATTACCTACTTCATTTGGTAATATTACCAATGTTGCATATATTTGCAACGTAATAAAAACAATTACACGAAAAGAATATAAAACTAAATACATTCAGATATGACACAGAAAGAATTTGAAGAAAGAACGGGTTTAAAACTATCGGCAGATGGTTATACGGAAGTAGAAGAGTGCTACATGAATACAGACCTTGATAAAGACGCTTTTTGTAAGTTGTGGATGGAGAACCCAACAGCCCTAAAAGAGATAGAGCGAAAGACGGTATTAGTACGTGAACTTTACGAAGAAAGAAAGTGCCTTACAAACCTTCTGATAGATCAAGCTGAAAAGTGGAGCGCATCAGATTTGAGAGAAAAGGCAATCGCCATGATCGGGGAAAAAGAGTATCTAAGAAGAAAGATCGCCAAAGGGTACAATCTTTGGGATGCTGATAAAAAATTACTTGATGAAATTCTAAAAAAATAAACTATGAAACGATACTTCATAAACGGAAAAGAAATTAGCGAACAAGAAGCAAAAGCTATTGAAGCAAGAAACAAAGAATACATAAACAGTAACGACATTTCGCTTTGGGCTAAATGTAAGTTTATAACAGTTATCAATAAATAATAACCAGTGGAGCTAAAGCCCCACATAATGCAACATCGGATATGAAAAACTTAATCAACATCAGAGTTTTACAGCATGATACAAACGATCAGATCCGTATCGGTATGGCTTATCCTATTATTGATCTGGATAAAGCGGAAAAGGATATAGTAGATAATTATGAGAAGAAAACCACTTGGTGTGGTGGTTTTAAAGCTGCTTGCGAGAAATATTACCAACGTATTGCTATTGTTCGTGCGGACACGCTGGAAGTGATACGCCCAATTTACCCCAATAAATAATTATAGCCCTATGAATGAATACACATATATAATTTTCGATCACAAAGGAAAACGCTTGGGCAAAATTGAATTTGGGAAACGAATAAGTGTACCATCAGCCAGCGAGATTGAAGAAGCCATAAAAGACGGTTTCCCCAATTGAGCGACTTATAAATTAATCGTGCCTATAAACGTATGTATAAGCCAATAGAGATATGAAAAGCAATGTTTTGAGGTTTGATTACTGGTTTTCTTTCAATTATAAACGATTGCGAAGTATCTTAGGATGGCAGCTAAATGAGGACGTTTTTCACGATACTTATTTGCTTCTGAGAAAGGATCTGCTATTTATAGACTTGCCAATAATAGACTTTGAGCCTTTATTTTGGGGAATTTATAAAAGAGCCAGGCTTCGGAACATAGCTAAAGAAAACCGATACTACAGACCTAATGAAATATTTTTCCAGTTAATAAGCATGGAAGAAGGTTTATCGGTTGAGGAGCTTGTAGAGCCGGATAAACTTGCAAAAGATATTCTTTCCTTCATTAAGCATAAATACCCGAAAAATGATTATAGGCTATTTAAGTTAAAAGTTTATGATACCGGGTGCTCTTATAAGGATCTTTCAGATTATACGGGTGTTTCAGTAAGCACCATATACCGTAAAATCAATTCAATAAATAATGCTATCCGAAGTAATATAAGTTTTGTAAACCGATATTCATGTATAGCAATCGTATAATATTAAAATTCACCAATTATGAAACTTGTAATATACAACAAAGAAAACAGCCAGCCAATAGGACAACGCAACGGAGAAAGGACTTTAAGATTTAATCGTGAAAATGGTATAATCTACATATCTAAGGCTTTTGCTTCTGAATTAGGCATTAAGGATATAGATAAAGTTCAGTTTGCCAATGATGAAGAAAATACAAAGGACTGGTTTATTTGCAAAACTGATAGCGAACAAGGCTTTTCTATCAAGTATGACAAAGGCGGTATTCGTTTTATGAATAAGTTCCTAAGTAATAAGATACTTGATTGTGCAAAAGTAAAGGATAACGCTTCTTTCCTTATAGAGAAGGAGCCTATTACAGTTGATGGTACTAAGTATTTTAAGATAATGCTTTCTTCTCCCATAATTGTAAAGCGTTCACCGAGTAAAAAGGCAACTATAGATAAACGCTAAATAGAAAAGGTATGAATACATTTTACATGGTATTTGTGGAAGGGTGTGCTACCCCAGCTTGCAAACATGATAGCTTGGATAGTGCGGAAAAAGAAGCGAAAAGGCTTGCAACTCTTTTAAAAAAGAAAGCATACGTTTTGTGTACTATAAAATCAGTTGAAGATACTCAATACAAAATTGAGGATTGCAGACCTGGTGAAAGTGATTTACCATTTTAATTTATATGGAAATGCAAAAACATAAATTCCCCTATAATTGGAGGCTTTCAGAAGCCAAATTCACGAAAGATAAAGGCAAAGTGTTTTCTTGCTTTGCGTGTGGTGGTGGCTCTACAATGGGGTACAAGTTAGCCGGATTTGATGTAATTGGCTGCAATGAGATAGACGCAAAGGTTAATCGGTGTTATGTGGCTAACCACTCACCCCGATATAATTTTTTGGAAGATATACGAACATTGAGAGAGAGAGAGAGCTACCGCCCGATCTTTACAATTTGGATATTTTGGACGGTTCTCCCCCATGCTCTACCTTCTCCATTGCCGGAAATCGTGAAAAGGATTGGGGTAAAGAAAAGAAATTCAGAGAGGGGCAATCTGCACAAGTTCTTGATACGCTTTTCTTTGATTTCATAGCTTTAGCAAGGGTATTACAACCAAAAGTTGTAGTAGCCGAAAATGTGAAAGGTTTACTTATGGGAAGTGCAATAGACTATGTTAGGCGCATATATAAAGATTTTGATAACGCTGGCTATTATTGTCAGCATTTCCTTCTTGATGCGTCAAAAATGGGTGTTCCTCAGAAAAGAGAACGGATCTTCTTTATTTGCATTAGACATGATTTAGGGATCAATTTTTTGAAGGTATCTAATCTGTTTAACGTAGAGCCATATATAAACATGGAGTTTAACGAGGATCCTATAGTATATGGTGCTTTTGCGGATTATAAAGGAAGAGCCTATGAAGGCAGAATGAGAGAACTTTTTGAACTCAGGGAACAAGGGGATATAGCACTATCAGAAGCCTATAAAAAACTCACTGGTAAACGTGGCTTTTTTAATCAGCAGTTCTGTTATGAAGATAGAGTTTGTTATACATTGTCTGCACACCTGGATTCATTGATACCATTTAAGCAGCCCGTCTATCTATCCACTTCTGAGGTATGTAATATATCCACGTTTCCACAAGATTATAATTTTTGTGGTTTATCGCCACACTACATTTGTGGTATGAGTGTTCCACCCGTAATGATGGCTCAGATAGCCACACGTATTTATGAACAATGGTTGTCGAAATTATGAAAGGAATAACTAAAGCAGCAAAGCAAGCCAACGGACGAAGCCAGGCTTGCGCTACGTGTCCTCTAAATCGAAGTAGAGGTGTTTGTTTACCCGAAATACAAAGGGTTTGCTCAGATGCGTTTGTAGAAGGATTTAAAAAAGGTGTAAAATGGCTGCAAAAGCAGCAGGAAAACAACTGTTGAAATGGCACAAGAAAGCATAGACTACTTTATACAGATGGCAAAGGACTACGCCAAAGCTAAAAAGGATTTAGAGGTTCAGCATTGGGTTTTTGTGAATTTCGAGCGCAAAGATGAAAGTAATAACTATGTACGCTTATTCAGTTACGATTTACCACGTGAAGTTTACGAACATAGAAAGTGGGTAGTAGAATGGAGAAAGGCAAAACTTGTTTGCCAATATCCAAAAGGGTGTGTACGATACACGTTGCATTTCTATGATAAGCGTTTGGGTAACAACATACAACTGAATAAGGATTTGAATCGGCTTATATCGGCAAAGGCTCAGGTTACAAAGGCTCAACGCAATATTGATAAATATGTAGCCTACAATAAGGCTCATAATCTGTTTTTCGATGAGAGTACCGATACGGATTTATTGAAAGCTCGTGAGAAACTTGAAGCTAAAATAATCAACGTAAAGGAGGCAGAAGAAAGAATGAGATTAAAAATCAAACAAATACAGGAGGGAAGAAATGACAAAAATTAAATTGAATTGGACATACGCCAAAGGTGAGTTAGATACTGATACATTGAAACTTATTTGCCTACCAGCACGAGGTAAACGCTCGTTTGGTGCGGATGAATTGGATGCAGAACTTTGTATAAAGGACGGGATGAATTACCAAATAGCCGAAATTCATTTAGGCGATGTGGAAAGCTCAAATATTCTTTGTGAAGAGATCGCAAGGCGTTGGAATGAGCATGAAGAATGGCACGAATGCAAAGAGGACACGGAAGACGTGCCACCAATTGGAACATATTGCATTTTAAGGGTAGAATATCTATGCTGTAGTAACAAATGGAAAGTAGATTACTTGACAGCTTATTACAATAAATACGGGTGGACGGAAGATTATTTAGACCAAATAACCTGCAACTACAAGGACTACAAGATAACCCATTGGAAACCGATAAACAAACCGAAAGGAGTTGAAGAATGAAAAAAAACATCAAGGAGGCAATAAAGGAACATCTTTATGCAAATGAGTTTGCAGCAGACCCGAACAATCCGGGGGTTGTGGATAGATTTATTGAACACACTAAAGCTGCGGAATGGGGTGCAAACTGGCGCATTAATAGCGTGTGGCATAATTCAAAAACGGAAGTTCCAAATGTAAATACTATTGTATTAGTTGAAAAAGAAGATGGTAGTATTTGGCAGTATAAAGTATTTGCAAAAAGTCAAATGCTGGGCTGGAAAAGATGGGCTTATATCAAAGACTTAATACCCAATGAGTAAGTGCCATTACATATACGATAAGCAAGCTGGCAAAGTCTTAATACCTTGTTGTTGGGCTGTTGTTTTGAGCAATGATATACGGGATTGTACTTGTAGGAATGAGGATCTTACGTTTGCTCAATTTGAACGTGAACGATATAACAAAGAACTTGAAAAGCGTAATTCTATCATAAAAGAGCTACAGAGCGAAAACAAGTATCTACATAAAGAACTAAAACGGCACGTTACTTTACTAAGTAAAAAGAAGTAGTATTTTATTTGTTATACTTAATAGAATAAACTATATTTGTATTATGAGAACTGACAAAGAGATTATAGAAACAATCGCTAAACTCGAAAGCAAGTTAGCAAATCCGAGAATGGCTATTCCTGAAAATGCCTCTGTAATGGAAGGCTATCAAAAAGCGGTAGAGATCCTAAAGAACAAAACTGGTAACATAAGCGATGCCAAATTAGAGGCGTTGAGCAGTGTACAAAGTCGTGCTATTGCTGCTTTGGCGATTGATTTTATTAATGGCGAGTGTCCTCAATATGTTTTGTTAGATGTGCCAATAAAATAAATCGTTATGAAGTTACCGAAAGTTATTCATGTAGAATTGAGAGAGCCGTACAATGGAAAAAGACACTTCTATTTCGGCTCTATTGCTGCGATCTTTGACGAGCTTTCAGAGGAACAAATAGGTATCAAGAAAGAAAGTCTTTGGAACGTAGATCTAAGTCGGGTTGAGTATCAAAACAAGTATTGTACAATCCGTATGGGATTTATTAAGCGAAAAAAAACTTTTAGAGGTAATTTTAAAAAAAGGAGGTAGTTTATGAAAAAAGAGAGGATAAGACATGAGTTCTGTATTCAATGTGGAGATCAATATGTGAGTGAATGGAGTGAGCCACAATTTACAAGCTATTACCTCAGTACATTTGATGATGTACACCTTTTCCGCTATAGAGAACTTGCAGAAAAAGAAGCTGTAAAATTCCCTGGATCCGAGATAAAAAAAATAAAGCAAACCATAATAACAGAGTTGGAGGAATAACAATGTTAGGTGCAATAATAGGTGACATTGTAGGCTCACGATTTGAGTTTAACAATACGGATAATTATAACTTTGAGTTGTTTACGGAAGAAAGCACTTTTACAGATGATACGATTTGTACTATTGCTATTGCGGACGCTATCAATAATGGGGAACACTACGAAGATACGTTACTGAAATGGTGTAGAAAATATCCAAACCCTAAAGGAGCATACGGAAACAGCTTTGCACGTTGGATAGCCTCAGATACACCACAACCATATAATAGCTTCGGTAACGGTTCTGCAATGAGGGTTAGCCCCGTAGCTTGGTTCTTTGACGACTTATGTAGAGTGAAGAAAGAAGCGGAAGAAACCGCTATCGTAACCCATAACCACCCGGAAGGCATAAAAGGAGCTGTAGCGATTGCGCACGCTATTTACTATTTGCGCACTACCAAAAACCTATCCGGGCTTGAAAACGAAATGCAAACGTACTATCCTATGTTTATGATCGGAAACTATTACGCTGGGGTATTTGATGAAACTTGCCAGGGAACTGTACCTATTTGCTTGAAAATTATCATTTCCAGTAATTCTTTTGAGGATGCAATAAGGAAGGCTATTTCGTGGGGAGGTGATAGCGACACTATCGGTGCTATTGTAGGATCTATGGCAGCAGCTATCTATGAGATCCCTAAAGAAATAGTAGATCATGTATTCAATTTGTTGCCTACTGATATGCTTGATGTTATAGGTAACTTCTATCATAAC